ATGGCAACGATAAAGGCATTCATCAGAACTACAAAAAAAGGAAACGCACTCTGTAATATTCGGTTTAGATTAACAGACGGGAGGAGCATTCAATTATTCGGCAAATCCGAAATATTGGTAGGTAACACTGACTTTGATTCTAAAGCTGAAAAAGTGAAAGCTCGTGTAGTAATGGATCAGGAGAAGAGAGCATCTATTGATTCCGCCATCGCACGGTTAAAGGACCATATACTGACTGAGTACAGTAAAGTCGATAAAGTTAATATTCAGACCTCATGGCTCAGCGATCTTATCGATAAATATCACCATCCGGAGAAATACGAGAAGTCACCTGAAACATTATTAGATCATTATAATACCTGGTTGACCGAACATAAGGTATCCGATAATAGGCGGAGGCAGATGAAAGTATTGGGAGGTATGCTTTATCGGTTCGGGCGATATAAAGGTATTGAGTTAACGCTAAATGACTTCACCCTTGATGTTCTAAAAGAGTTTGAGCAATTCTTGTATGATGAGCATAAACTACCGGAAAAACATCCATCTTTATACGAAGATGTAAGCAATAAAATGCTTCCAAAAAAACGATCCCGGAATAGGGTATCTTGTCTTCTATCTATGTTGAGAGGCTTTTTCAATTCCGATAAAATCAAAAAGTATCCATCTCCTTTTGTGGAATTCCATATCGATCCTGAAGTTTACGGTACTCCGATTTACATAAGCAAGGAAGAAAGAGACCTTATATATAAGTGTGATTTATCATCTCGTCCGGCACTTGCTATACAAAGAGATATATTTATATTCCAGTGCTTAATCGGGTGCCGTGTAGGTGATTTGATGCGTTTTACAGTTGATAATATACATAACGGTGTACTATCCTATATCGCCCATAAAACGATCGAAGAAGAACCTATAACGATTGAAGTTCCGCTATCTAAAACAGCAAAAGAATTGATTGAAAAGTATAAGGGCGGAGTAAAGCTTTTTCCATTCATCTCTGAACAAAGGTATAATGATGCAATAAAAGAAGCTTTCACGGCTGCCGGAATAACAAGAAAGGTCGCCTGGTTAAATCCTCTGACAAGAAAAGAAGAGCAACGGGCAATCAATGAAATAGCATCCAGTCATATGGCACGAAGGACGTTTATAGGAAACCTTTACAATAAAGTTCAGGATGCTAATCTAATAGGTTCCATGAGTGGACATGTAAACGGCAGTAGATCGTTTAGCCGCTATCGTGCAATAGATATAGAGACAAAGGAAAAAATCGTTTCATTAATTGATTAATTGGAGGAAAGCAATGATGGATTTAGGCTATATTTTTGAATCAGAACTGGATGCTACTTGTCGAGATATCCCTTTTTTAAAAATAGTGAAATCAGATAAGAAGCTTTACGGAGCTTTATTGGATGAGTTTTTGAATAGCCATTTCGAAAAGCCTCTTAAATGGTTGTTTACTGAAGACCACTATCCAACAGAACAACAGTTGATAGATTATGATAAAGATAACGACAATACTCCAGAAAATAGGGTTGGATTAATGCCTCTCTCAGATTTTGATAAAAAAATAACTCATTTAAATGATGAGTTCTATAGACTTTTAGACTCAAATGCCTTAGATAAGAAATATTATGCACCAAATATTCGTAAAGCTAATATAGTTCGAGTGTTCCAGGCGATTGCAGAAGAGATTGAGCGATTCCATGTGTCGGTGAGAGAAAAATACAGAAGTCCCAAAGAAGAAGCCGAAAATACAGCAAACACTATTCTGGATATTTCAAATAGGTTAAAACCGGACCTCATGCAGCATACAGTAAAACATGTTATCGAATATGTAGAGCAAAGTACGTGTCCTTTTGAGCCAGCATTATTTGACACGGTAAAAGAAAGCTTGATTTTATTATTGAAACTCAATTTAACAGGACAAAATAACAACGATAGAAACAACAATGTAATACCTTATACAAAAGCATTCGAAAATTACAATTTTTGGAAAAGAGAGGAAAAAAATTTATTTGAAGGTATGAGCGAGGACGATTTTTTGGCGATGCTGATTGGGCCCGACTTTTCTAAAGTATACAAGCGCGGATATAAGGAAAGATTAAAGTTTAATATTTACGTTTTGGCGAGAATTTTTAATGAAGTGAATAAAAATTGGGGAAAGACTGCGGCAAAAAGCATTGGTTGTGAATTTAAAAACTTCAGTAGCTTTTCTCATTTTCCAGAGTATGAGGATTTAAAAAGCATGTATTTGCAACAAGATACGTAAAAGCAAAAAAAAAAACAATTAAACAATAGAGTAAAGGCGTTGATAAACAATAATATCAACGCCTTTCTTGTTACATTAATTTATTTCATTTACGTAAAAAATCCGTAAAAACGTAAATATACGTGACGTAGCTTTGTGTCAAGCTAAATCTCTGGAAGAGTGCGCATCTGTCAGGGAAAGCGAAAATGCAAAAATATTAAAAATGAAGAATATTGTAGAATTGGCGAAAAGTCTACCCGAAATTAATGTGACGATCAAACTTGAAGATCTTTTGACTGCTGTAAATTACTGCGTAAACACAGTACAAGAAAAATTGGAAATAAATACTTCTAAAGAAAATGATAAAAAATACGTGTCAATCACAGAATGCGGCAAAATTTTGGGAGTAGACAAAAGTACGCTTTGGCGTTGGGCAAAAAATGGCTATTTAGTTCCGATCTCTGTCGGCGGAAAAAGAGTTTACAGTATGTCGGATATAAAAAAAATTCTGGAGGGAGGACGCTAATCATGAAAAAGCAACGATTCCCCAAAAAGAAAAGGGCTTTTCAGCCTCCAGTCCAACTTACTATCAATTTCTTTGTTCCTGATAACGAAAGCATAAAATCGTTACCGGAAGAAGAATTGTTTAGACGTATTTTACGTACATCGGATCCCAAGAAACGAGCGGACGAAAGTATTCTCCAACTCCCAGAATATCTTTTCAAGATCGTTCTTGATGGACTGATTCGGGAATATCACAAAAGGAGGTAACAATGAAAGATCCTGCCTTTTTGTTTTACACCGGCGATTTTCTTTCGGGAACTCAAGATATGAGTTGTGCCGAAGTCGGCGCATATCTCCGTCTGTTGATGTATCAGCATCAGCACGGGAAAATTACGAACGAAAAGGAGCGACTAATGCGCATCACTGGAATTTTTAAAGAAGTTGAGTTTGATACCGTTTGGAGCGTTGTTTCTCAGAAGTTTATATGCGATGGCAACCATTTGGTTAACCAACGGTTGAACCAAGTTGTAACCGAAAGGGCAACCTTCAAGCCAAAGAAGATAGCAGCTGCTACTTTAGCCGGGTTGATTTCTTCAAGTAAATCGTTAAAGGATAAAGACAAGAAAAAGATAAAAGGTCTGTTTAAAATATCTGATTTTCTTGACTTTAGCGATGATGATATAAAGATAAAAGTAAGAGAATGGTTTGTTTGCACAGTCAACCAAATGGTTGACCAAAAGGTCAACAATATAGAAGATGAAAATATAAATAATAGAAATATAGGGGGTATGGGGGAAGAAGAGAAAGAAGAATTCTCCTTCGAAAAAGTCTGGGAAATGTACGGTCGAAAGGGAAATAAGAAAACAAGCGAGAAAAAATGGGGTAATCTGAAAAATCATTGCAAAGAAGCAGCTCTAAAACATATCCTACTTTACGTGGAAGCAACTCCGGATAAACAGTATAGAAAAAATTTCGAGACTTATTTAAATCAAGAAGCTTGGAACGACGAATTACCAAAAACCAAAAATCCAATAAGCAATGAAACAAAACAAGAATATAATATCTTTCGGGCTCCTGCCGAACAATAAAGAGGCCGAGGAGGCTGTTATCGGCGCTTTGTTGGTTGAAAGTACGGCTATCAATGAAGTTTCTGATATCTTAGTCCCCGATGCATTCTATCATCAAAGCTATAGTGCCATATATCAGGCCATCCTCAACGTCTCCAACTCCGGGAATATCCCGGATATGGTTACGGTTGCTCAGGAACTTATACGAACGGGTAAATTGAATGAGGCCGGTGGACCGGCAGTCTTATCCGTATTAGCTGGAGAGATAGCATCGAGCGCCAATATTCGTGAGTATGCCATGATCGTACATCAATGCTGGCTTTCCCGTCGTCTGATTGTATCAGCCAAAACGATTGAGGCAAAGGCCGCAGATCCACAGTTTGATATCAGCGATACAATCGACGAGGCTTTGCGTGAAGTGGAAAGTATCGCCGACGGAACCTGTTATGCTTCGCTTTCGAAGTCAATAGGCGAAGCTGGAAAAACCGCCCTGGATCTTTATGGCAAACGAAAAATGATGGCAAAGGACGGTATAAAGTCAGGTATCGGTACCGGAATCTATGATCTTGACGTCATAATCAATGGCGGATGGAAACTCGGACAGTTGGTTATTCTTGCTGCTCGCCCGGCGATGGGAAAGACTGCAATGATGCTACACTTGACAAAGGCGGCAGCAAAATCGAATATTCCCATGATGGTCTTTAGCCTTGAAATGGATGCCCAAGGATTGATAAACCGGCTACTGATGTCCGAATGCAATATTGATTCATACCGTTTCGCTTCCGGAAAACTGACCGCAGATGAGGAGGTGTATCTTTCCAATGCGTACGACCGCCTATGCGGGCTTCCCATTACGATCGACGACACTCCCGGGATAAGCATTCAACAAATAAAATCCCGTGCCCGTAACGCCCAAATAAAGGGTAAATGCGGAATGATTTTAATCGATTATTTACAGCTAATCGATATGCGCACCCAAAACAAAACGTACAACAGGGAGCAAGAAGTCAGTCAAACAAGCCGGGCCGCAAAGATCATGGCAAAAGAATTGGGAGTTCCGGTTATTCTCCTTTCGCAATTAAGCCGTCAGGTAGAAAACCGCACAGACAAAGTGCCAATGCTATCCGACTTAAGGGAGTCAGGGGCGATAGAGCAAGACGCTGATATTGTATGTTTTATTCATCGTCCGGAATATTACGACAAGAACTCCGAGAAAGGAGTTGGAATACTCCGAATAGCCAAGCAAAGGGACGGCGCCACCGGTGATGTGGCATTTCGCTACAATTCCAACTTAACGAAAATATCAGGTTTTGAGAATAATGAAAAATTACCTTTTTAATTCATCGTACTTATATCCCCCACAAGATTACCACAAGGAAAAAATGCAATAAAAACCGCCGGATAATTGGGGTTATCCGGCGGCAAAAATCTCATAAAGCTATTATCCATAGAGAAAAAATAAAGATCTGATTTAAAATATAATTAAAAAATATTCAAGATGGAAAATCAGATCAAGGATTATATTGCTAAGCGATACAATAGGTGGTTGGACTATTCGACCTATCACTGTACTCATGCCGGCATGGAGGATGAAGCCATTGATGTACTTAATGAGGTTCTTGCCATGCTTCTCGAAAAGGATCCGGACTATATCCTTCGATTATATAACAGCCGGAAGGGTCAATATCGTGAACTTGACTTTTTCATCTTGCAAATGATAAAGCTGAATATTCAGTCCCCTACATCCCCCTATCAGCACAAATACCGACCTATTCCGACAAATGATAACATGAACTTTCAGAGGATAGGCAATGATGACAATGATGACGACGATGATAAACCGGTTTATCCCGGAGTTGATCTTGTTGATGAGCCTGATAATGAACGAGATTATCCAGCTGAAATAGCGGAGGAAATGGAGTTAGTCAGATGGATGTTTAAACGATTAGCACTTAACGACTTGGAACGTTGCGCTTACGTATGGCGCTTCTACGAAGATCTATCGTTCAAGAGTTGGCCGATACCTAGTGAGCGAAAAAAATTATATGATGCATTCAACACCGTACAGCATGCAATTTGGCAAATTTTAAAATCGGAAAATATAACGAAGGCAAAACCACCGAAAGGGAAATACGATAGCAAAAGATGTCAAATAATCATAAAAGTGTTCAATATATGTCATAAAAAAGACCTAAAATCGAAGAAGACGGAAATCAAATATATTTTAATATGAGGTATTATTAATTTATAAATCAGATAATTATGACACAGGAAGAAATTCAGGAATTTACGGATTGGAAGTTAGCAAAAAAACAGCAGGAAGAAGCAGAAGCAGCCAGGAAAGCCGCTGAAGATGCTATTTCTGTAGAGGACTGGACTAAACGTTTTAATGAATACGGTGAAGTTTTCGGTAAACTTAGTTTAGAGGAAGAGTAATTAACATTAAAATTCAAATAAAAATGGAAAATTTAAAATCACTGGAGATTGCCTCCACAGATCGTAGCGTGGCCGTTAAAATGAATTACGGGAATCACGTTGCAGCGTTTATCGTACCAAAGAATGTAGCAAAAGCCTTTATTACCAATGATGGTATTGTGCTTTACGGAGTATTAGATCCAGCTGAAAAATCGTGGAACGGCTCTTTTGCGCCCCTTGGTTCCATAACCATCAACAGTACACAAGTAACACCTGAGAACATGGTTGAATTGCTTGACAATGCGCTGTTTGCATCGTACAGTATAGTTGTTAACTCGGTAGCCGGAGAATAAGCGTATGGCAACACAAGAAAAATCAAAGCCGTTGCTGATTGATGAGGATACAATATCCTTTGAAAAGGACTTGCACCTTTTGAATTACCTCATCGACCAATACGGGCAATCGATTGAGCGCGCCTTTGCCCGGCTTTATGTCGGGAATATGACAGACGAGGACTTGCAAGACATCTTGTCAAACGATCTAAGACGGATCAAAGACAAGCTTATGGCGCACGTCCGTAACGAAGTGAAATCAAAGTATTTCCTTCAGCCGGCCATTGATAAAGCGAATGTCATCTTTTCTCAGTTGGAAGAAATTGCGGATGCAGCTCATAACACTGTCTATCATTATGCCATCAGCCAAATAGAACTGATTTCGATTAACGACAAAGGCAAGATCGTACTAACGGAGGTATCGAAGGAAGAACTCCGGGAATACCATCGGACGTATATCACAACAGAAAAAGGCAGGAAGCGATACAAAGCGCATTTGGCAGCTGCTAAAGCACTTCAGGCATTTGTTAATGCAATGGACGGGCAGGTAAGCCCGATGGATGCTCTTGATTATTTTGATGTCGATGAAGCAGACCGGTTATTTCCTGTAACTCTGTATTCTTACGAAAAATAGGAGGAGCAGGAACATGGCAAAGTTGACTAAGAAACAAGAAGATTTTTGTAATTGTTACTTTGAGACAGGTAACGCCTCTGAGGCTTACCGTCGCGCATATTCCAGCTCTTCTTCAGCTAATGTTGTGAACGTTAAGGCGTCCGAATTATTATCGAATCCCAAGGTTTCAGAACGTATTGATGAGCTTCAGGCGGAGCTCAAACTCCGGTCCGATATCAAGAAGGAGAGGTTGCTTGAGGAACTGAAAGCGATTGCGTTCGCAGACATCCGAGACTACTTGGTATTTGACGGTAAACATCTTAAATTCAATCCGTTTGATGAGCTGACTAACGAACAGGCAAAAGCTATAGAATCGATTAAAATGGGTAAATACGGTATAGAGCTAAAGCTTCATGGCAAGAACTGGTCAATAGAAAGAATTTGCAAGATGTTAGGCTTTGACGCGCCGGAGATGAGCGAAATCACCCATAGGTCGCCTTTCGATGATTGGTCTGATGAGCAGCTTGAACACTATACCCAGTCAGGCGAAGAACCTGACAATAAGCAGCATTATAAGCGAGATTAAGTGTACAGCGGAAGAGAGATCAAAGGTTGAAAAGTGGCTGAAAATAAGGGGTTAAAATCCTTATACCTCTAATAAATGTATTGAATAACAATGTGATATAACAAACAGGGACTAAAAAAGCACTAAAAAATGGAAAAGAACGAAAGAAAATTGATTCAGGAAGATATTGACCGGTTGATTGAGTATGTGACAAACACGGACAGAGATCACGGATGTGAACACCCGGATATGATCCTGTTAGGCAACGCAATAGGTGTACTTAAGGCTAAGAATGAATACTTACGGAGGCGTAATAACGAATTAAAATCAGAAAGCCATGAATGAAGATAGCATGTCAGTAGTTTTCACCGGAGAAGACGAATTATACCGGTACTTTGATGGTGTTCTGGACGGCAAGCCTATTCAGGGCCGGCAGGATAAAAAGACAGGAGAAGTATTCTTCGATCTCAACGACATTGTACGCTTTTTAGGGTATGCTGAGAACCTGGAAGAATTTTTAAAGACAGATAAAGGCCTGGATTGGTTAAATCAGTGGAAGAAAAGTAATCCGGGGAAGAAGATTATAGGTGATCTGATTGCCGTAGATTGCAAATGCAATCTATTTAATAAATAATAAGTTATGACCAAAAAAGGACTTTTCTATCCGATATGGAACAAAAAGAAAATCAGAAAGATATTCGAGGATTCCGCTCTTTTAGCCGAGGTGAGGATCGTTAACATGCTTCAGCGTACAGGCGAAGAGTTTGTAAAGGTCGCTCGTTTAAGTGGACAATATAAAGACCATACCGGCAATCTTCGTTCTTCTATTGGCTATGTGATCGTCAGAGACGGCAAAGTTATTGACCGTAATTTCCAGCTTTCGGAGAAAGAAGGTACAGATAAAGTAACCGGCATGCGTACCGCTCAGCAGCTTGCATCTGAGTTGATTAAAGAATACAGCAAAGGCTATGTGCTGATTGGTATGGCCGGTATGAAGTACGCTGTATTTGTAGAAGCTATGGAGAATAAAGATGTTGTCTCTTATGCCGCGAACAGAGCGGAAGATTTCATCAAGGAATACAGCAGGTTGTTATTCAAGAGATTGAACAAAAAATAAAAAAATTATGCCAATAATAAACAGAGAAGGAGCGCTGGTTTTAGCAACCGGAATTGATATTAGCGGACTGCAAAGTGGAATTGACCAGGCAGAAGGGGAGTTAGATCAATTTGCCGGCAGAGCCAAAAAAATTGGCATGTTGGTAGGTAGTTATTTTGGCGTACAAGCGTTAAAAGATTTCGGAAAGGAAATCGTAAACGTTCGCGGCGAGATGCAGCTATTAGAGACTTCGTTTGGAGTTTTGCTTGGAAATGAAGCAAAAGCGAATACGATGCTTTCCGAGATAAAGCAATACGCTATTCAAAGCCCTCTTTCCCTAAATGGCGTATCAAAAGCGGCACAATTGCTTTTAGGGTTCAATGTTGAAGCAGAAAAGGTTATGCCAACATTGAAGCAGCTAGGTGATATCTCAATGGGTAGTACCGAGCGTTTCCAATCGTTGGCATTAGCATTTGCACAGATGTCAGCAGCAGGTAAGCTGATGGGACAAGACTTACTTCAAATGATTAATGCCGGTTTTAATCCGTTGCAGGAAATATCTCTAAGGACGGGTAAATCGTTGGTGGAATTGCGTAAAGAAATGGAGAATGGCACCATCTCTTCTAAAATGGTTGCTGATGCTTTTGCTTCTGTTACTGCCGAAGGGGGTAAGTTTTACGGTATGACAGCTAAACAGGCAGAAGGCATTCGGGGATTGCAGGCCCAGTTAGAGGGCGGTTTGCAAGACGCTTTTAACAATATGGGTAAATCGGCCGAAGGTGCGATATCTATCGGATATAAGGGGGCTATTTCCCTTGTTGAAAATTACGGTAAAGTGGGGAGGGCGGTTGCTGCATTGATCACAACCTATGGAGCGTATAAGGCAGCAGTAGTTGTCACAAATATTGTTCTTAAAGAACAAGCTGCTATTAACGCGATGGTTGTCGCTTCAAATGGAGTATTCAATAAATCTCTTGCTTATCAATGGGTATGGACTGGACGGGTTCAAAAAGCACAAGCATTGCTTAACAAGACAATGTTGTCCAACCCGTATGTTCTTTTGGCGACATTGGTAGTAGGGCTAGGTGCGGCTATGTGGGCTTTATCTGATAATACAACGGCTACAGAAAGAGCCTTACGGGATTACAATAAAACGAAAGAAGAAGCTGCTCAAAAAGAGCAAGAGCATAAGGCAAAAATAGAGGAGTTAATCAATACATCCACATCTCAATCTGAAGCGGATTTCAAGCGGGTGATGGCATTAGATCAGCTAAAAAAAGAGTATCCCAAGATTTTTGAGAAATATGATCTCGAAAATCTTAAACTTGCTGATATTCTAAAGATCAAGAAAGAGATTGCAGAGATCGATGGGCAACGGTCCCTGGCTTCTTCAAAAGAAAACGCTCAGAATATTCAGGCAGAAATAGATCTCCTAACGGCAAAGATGAATAATACCACCGGTGCGGGTGCAGCATATTATGAATCGGTTGGGAAAAGAATAGACGCACTGAAAGGAAATCTGAAATTGGTCAATGCCGAGATACAAGAACAATCAAATGCCTTATGGGAAGCAAACACACCTCTTGAAGTCAAAAAGAAGCTGATTCAAGACGAAATAACGGCCCTCAGAAACCAAAACTTTCTTATTGAGCAGAATAATAGGAAACAGTTTGGTAAAGGAATACTGCCGGATGATGTTACTATTAATGCAAATAAAAAAAGGATAGAAGAATTAAAATCTCAATATGAAAGCCTGTCTCCTTCTCTTGAAAAAGCTGCTACGAAGAATGAGGCGTATTGGAAAAAGATAAAAGAGGATGCGGAAAAAAACCTTGGAGCACTCGGCACTGATCAAGTGGGCACGTCTGCATGGAAAAAGTTACAAGACGCTATCCGGAAAGCGGACATAGAATTGAAAAAATACAGTGTTTCATCTTTGGATAAGGCCGGCATAGATGCCAATAAAATAAAGTCCGAAACGGCCGATCGCCTGGTCGAAATAGAGGAAGCGCGCAAGAAAATACAACAGCAGGAAATTGATTCCGAATTGGAGATTCGTGCCGGAAAGATTGCCGTCATGGAAGATGGTTCAAAAAAGGAGCTTGCACAAATCCAACTTGCATACGATCAGCGCATGAACGAAATTGCTAAACAGGGCAATGAGCTGATAAAACAACAACAGGATATTGAGCGTAAGGCCTGGGAAGCGGCTAATCCGAAATGGAAAGAAAAAGGGATGGTGTATGCAAATACGACTACATCCGTGACGCAACTTTCACCCGGATTACAAGGCCAGTTATCCGATTCGGCTACCATTGCGGCGCAACAGCGTACTTACGCAGAAGCGCAGCTATTAAAGCAGACGCTTAAAGAGTATCAGGATTACAGTGCCCGCCGGTATGAGTTGGAAAAGAAATACAACGAAGATGTAGCCTACTTAAACTCACAACGCATAGAAAAGAATGCTTCACAAATTGATGCGGCTCTTAAGCAGGCAAAAAAACAATTTGACGAATCTACTTCTTCCATCGATCTCGAAGAGTTTCAAAAAAGCATCGACTGGACACGCGTATTTGGTGACCTTGATAAGGTGTCTACCGATGCTCTTGAAAAACTCCGGGATAAACTAAAGGCTTATCTTTCCGAAGCCAGCGGCTCCATGACGCCGGAAAATATAAAAACGGTATCGGATGCTATAGAGGATATGACTGATAAGATTTCTGAAAGAAAACCCTTTCAGGAACTTTCATCTGGTTGGAATGAATATAGGCAAGCCGCAACCGAAGCGGCGGCAGCACAGGAATACCTTAATAAGCTAACCAAGGAAGGGAAGGAAGATTCAGAGGACTATAAACAGACAGAAGAAAACCTTGCCAACCTACAAGGAAAACGGCTTGAAGGCTTAAAAAAGGTCTCCAATGCTGCAAGCAATATTGGTAAGATCGGTACACAGGCGGTCAACGCCGGTAACGATATCATTGATATGCTGACAAACTTTGGCGTTAAAGTTCCCAAAGCCGTTAGCGGGGCTTTATCTGGCGTTGGACAAGTCTTTGATGGTTTGTCGAGTATTAATGTTACGCAACCTTTTACTGTTATCACGGGTGGGTTAAAGGTTATTGCTGGCCTTGGTAATACTATTGCTTCCATATTTGGCAAGGTGAATAAAGAAGCGGAAGATACAAAACGTATTCAGGCTATCAACGAAAGGGTAGAAAGTACACAGGAAGCTATCAATAAACTAATCGATAAACGTATCGATCTTATAAAGGAGGCGACGGCAGCGGAAGCTAACTATCTGAATACTCTTACCCAAAACGACATTGCGCAACAGCAGACATATTTACAAAAGCAATTTTCCAATCTTTCCGGAAATGACCTCTTTGCAAAGAAAGGAAAGAATAATAATCTCACTTATGCAGAGGTAATGCGTAAGTATGGGCTTTCTGATCTGGCTGACTTTGCGGAATGGTGGAACACTGGTGGGTATAATGCTCTTTTAGCAGATGGTTTCGGGATTAGGGATAAGGATTCGATTGACTCTATCGTCAGTTCGTGGACTGAATTAGGAGATGCCGCAACGGAGGCTAAAGAAGCTATGCAGGAAGCTGCTACCGGTACCACATTCGATGCAATGAAAGATAGTCTGGATGACTTGGTTAAACAGGCAGATTTAACCTTTGAGGATATATCAGAATCCTTCGAAGATCATATGAGCAATGCTATTCTCAATATGGTCAAGAGCAACTACCTAACGGACGAGTTAAAGAAATGGTATGAAAAGTTTGCCGAAGACTCCGCCTCCGGGGGGAAATTGACTGCCGATGAAGTAAGCCGATTGCAGGATTACTACAAAGAGATAGCAGAGAATGCAAACAAGATGTTCAACGATGCCGCTACGGCTATGGGACTTGATTTATCTGATAATTCAGAAGCTTCGGATAATTCCCTGAAGGGTGCATATGCTAAAGCAGATCAGGAAAGCATCAACTTACTGGCCGGCCAGACAAGCGCCGCACGTGTATCCCTTGACTCAATCCGTGATAGTGCCCGATCTATCCAGGAAACTATGAAGCTTATCTATGATATTCAAACAAGGGGATGGAAGGATGTTGAAATTATCAAGGGGCTAACGGATGAGATAAAGAAAAGCAACGACCAGATAGTAGCTACGAATCAGCAGGTAGCTGATAATACTCAAGGTATCAATAAGATTTCCGAAAGCTTGAAATATATCGAAACGCATGGAATTGATTTAAAATGACAATAGACGGCAAAAATATAAAAACAAAATAATTATGACACAAACGAATGATTTAGCCATCGATTTAGACAATATTCCAGCCGAGGATTATAGTAGTATATCCATTACTGGAGAAAACCGGGGATTTTATTTTCAGGATTTAAACGGAATAAGAGCCGCCATTCTAAAGGACAGACCGGCAATTTACTTTTATGCGGAGGATGTTACGGGACGGGAAAACTGTTACGGGACGCTTAATTTGAGGTTTAAAGGCGGGATATGTGACGCAATGACATCTGAGACCAAAGAGTATGACAGTGATGAAAAAAAGGAGGAGATCCTTGAAAGGCTAAAGGGTACTCCATTTACCCTGTTTGAAGGATGTAATTTCATCTTGGCGAATAAGATCGGCGTTATTTTAGCTGAGGGAATAGATAATATTGACAAATACATTAAGACGGAATTGTTATGAATGATGCGTTGATTCTTTCCTATGAAGGCGGCATTGAGTCCTCCGCTATTCCGATGAACTATGTTAGGGCATATATCGCAAATGACGGCAGAATTTTACGACTCAATGGCCGATACGTAGAAGACAACTTCAGCGTGACGAAGCAATCTACCGGAGTCTGGATAATACATCATGATCTTTCTACAAATTACGGAGTTATTTATTACGCAGTCAATGCAACCCCGGTAAACGTATCTTCGTGCGTGTCTATTGTTCCTACTTGCGGCCCTAACGAATTAATCATAAGGGGATTTGACCATAACGGCAACCCCGCAAATTGCGAATTAACAATAGAACTAAATAAATTTTAAAGATATGGAACAAAAGATAGGTTTATACAGATATATGGGTAATGAAATACGCCTGTATGTTTTTGAAAATATAGGAAATGGCGAACGACTTATTGCAATATTCAGACCTACATCGATTAACAAATACGATGAATCAGGGAATAGCGTGCCTGCTAAAGGGCTAGATGCTAAAATCGTATCCGGTATTGATTTGGATACTTTCAATGAACTCTATGACAACGCTATAAAATTGATGGGTATCGAGATACCAGAACCCTGACTATTTCAAAGATGAAGCTATACGAGAATCAAAATAATAATTATTATTAAATTCGTGATTATGAAAAAGGGAGATGTGTACATACTTGATGATAGACATGAGATATTTAATCAGTATTTATCTCAATGCGCTTTCTGTAAACATTTCAAAGATGGTTATACTTGCGCCGCTTTTCCTGATGGTATACCGGATGACCTACTGGAAGGTATTAAGAAGCATAATTCCATAATCAAATCACAAACAGGAAATCTCCTTTTTTCCAAAAAGAAAGAATTTAAATAATATATGCTATCAATTTGAAATTTTATCTTTGAATTATTTTTGTTTGAGGCAAATTTTTAGAAGCAAAATCCTGAATTTCTATTCGATGCTCTTGTGGCATATCTTTACCTAGTATTATCTCAGTAATTGCCTCTTTGGGTAATACAATTGCTCGATCCGAATCGCTTAATGGTTTTAATTTAAACTTTAACATTCTAAACTCTTTCTCATATGACCATTTTGTGAGTTTATGGAATATTTGTAGATAAGATTGCATCCCATAACTATGTATTGGCCTTGGGTATATGATCGGAAGAATTTTGTCATATTCAACATATCCTCTTATCGATGGAATATTTAATAATATTGAGGCTTTAAATCCAATAACAAACCCCTGATGATCATCACAATACTTCTCCCACATTTTAATTATATTTGGATTTTCCGTAACACACAGAACACCTGCTAATTTATCGAATTTAATAAAATCACCATCTTGGATTCCTTTTAACAACTTCGGCTCTCTAAAAGGTGGTTCTTTCACCCAATATGCAAGCTTTTGAAGATATTCGTCGCAAGTTAAACTTGGAAAGTCTTCTCTTATCCTTAAATCATATAATCTGATTATATCAGGTTCAGAGAGATAATCATAGCGTATTGGATTTTTACAATCTATTGGATCCTCAAAACTTGAAGGACGAGAAAACCATACTTCTTGATTTGTAATGGTCCTTTTTTCATATACGTCTGTCCACCTTCTGTATTTATAGAGGATATCTTTCTGGGTTTGTTTCATATACTTAATTTGTGGTTTATACTCTTATCGTTTAGCACATATATTATTCTTTCATAATCACAAATATACTCTAAAAACATAATACGATGGATGGGAAGAACATGCTATTATAACAAGAGACGAGTACGAAAACTTTTAAGCCCCGAGAAAAGAAAGGGCCTTTTTGTATTTCTCTACCCGTTCAATATCTTTTTTCCCAATCTTAGGCAAACGGGATAAATTGCTATTATCTTTTAGATCTGCAATCTTTACAGCGCGGGCGATTGTGTTTACCGAAAGCCGCTTAATGTAATCTTCATAATCGATACCTTCTTCATGAGTCAAGAGACGTAAAACATCCACTATTTCGGAAGGTATTCCTTTTGATAATAAATCTGGAAAATCCAAATCGGTATCCTCTATGACATCATGCAAAACAGCAGCAATTTTTTCTTCTGTAGAGTGAACATTGGCCATTATCCTTAACGGATGGAGAATATAGGGCTTCCCGGCTTTATCGACTTGCCCCATGTGGGCTTTTGTTGCTATCTGAATAGCCGTTTCAAGATGTTGGGGGGTAATTGTCATGGTTAGTTTGTATCATCACTCTTCCGGCTTGATATAGCCGACCGGTTTTTTGGGTTTGTTTAACACCTTATTTTTAGTCTGTAACTCCGCCAACGTCTCATTTATAAGTTCCAATTGCATCCGTGTATCTTCGTTAATATCATTATAATCGGTAAAGACTTCCTCAATGTACGCTTTGAGTTCTTTTACTTCCTTTTGGAGCTCTGTTACTCTATCAACAGGAGGATTTAAAACTAACTGACGAATAGCAACAAAGGCACGTGTTATTAAAATACTGGTTTGTATTGCTATGTCACTTCGAAGTACACTTGATAACATAATCACGCCATGCTCACTAAATGCAAGTGGTATAGCAGATTTAGGCCGTTTGGCTCGGGATGTCATCACAAATTGTGATGAGATACCTTCCCATTCTTCCCCGGTTAATTGGAACATAAAATCTTCTGGGAAGCGTTCTGTATTACGCTTTACAGCCTGATTTAATACACGGGTTTCCACTTGATACATCTCCGCCAAGTCAAAATCAAGCATCACTTTCTGACCTCTTATCCCGTATATCTTGCTTTGGATTAATTGCAATTGATTCATAATCTTATTCCTTTTCTTTTATCTCTAATATGGTACCGCATTTAGGACAAGCAATTACGTTCTGCTTTGGCTGTTCGAATAGGTCCGTAATAGGAACATTTAAAGCACTAGCAATTTTCTCTAACGATTGTAGCTGCGGATATTCACCTCGAAGTGTTTTATTCAAACTTATATCCGTTATACCCAATCTTTCGGCTAAATCCTTCTGTGTTATTCCTTTTTCTTGACAAACCTCTTTTATTCTTCTTCTAAAATCCATGATACTATATGGTTTAATTGTGCAAATATATGTATTAATACTACATAGTGCAATCAAAACTAAATAATAAATACATATAGTTTTATAATTAACTACATTTAACCTTGTTTATATTGCTTAATTAAACTATATAGTCTTACTTTGATGCATAAAATAAAACGAAGTGGTTTTATAACTCTATAAATAAAATGAAAAGGACAGAAGTATTAAGATCAGTGATGAAAAGGGCGTGGTCCATATATAGAGGATCATCGATCTATTCATACAGTTTTTCCGAAAGTCTAAGACGCGCCTGGAAGATAGAAAAAGAGAATGCAGCCGAACGTCTTGAAGAGTATTACTGGAAACATCCGGATGAACGTCCGGAATCATTGGCGGAAAAGATTGCCCGTTAGGACCGGTTAAAAGGAATACCGGGCCCAATCTTTATCAGGACACTTAGAGGTAAATGGATGTTTGTCTAAAAGATTATTAATCCATCCATGCTAAAGCGGTAGTCTTCGGTGCACACATTAGCCCGTTTACCTATCCGGCCGGAGGAAAACGGAAACCGTGTGCAGCATGGATATTTAAATATCATAAAATTATGGAATCATTAATCAGAGAAATGGAATCATTATTCAGAGAAATGAAAGACAGAAAAAGGAACAAACCGGTCCTAAGCCGTAAAACCTATTTAGGACATTCTACAGTAATGAAATGCGCTTGGCACCTGTATCGTATAGGTTGCTCATCTTCTTTCGGTACATGCATGCACTTAGCATGGGAGTATGATAAAAGACAATTAAAACAGTATCAATCATAAATACATACGGTTATGGAAAGTAAAATTAATGAACTACTAAAGAAATTAAATGATCAGCAGATCGTAAAAGAGGAGTATTACTATAAAATGGGTAATCTTATTGAGTGCATTCTCTTCCTTAGCACTGATGCTTTGGACAGTGTGCCCGATATACTTACCAAAGAGAACGAAAAAGAACAAGTGGAGCAATCTATTAATGTACAAGGAAGAATCTGTCAAATTATAACATTGACTGAAATACTTAAAGATCGTGTCAAAAAAGAAAACTGGGATGATCTATTTGATCTGATATATAAATACGAAAATCTAAAAAAAATGAATCACTATGGAAAACTTAAATGAAAGCGTGAAGGAGTGTCTTGAGAAATTGAAAGATTCTAAAATAGCAGAAGAAGATTTTTACATAAACACAAGTAATTTATGTGATGCTATTGTAACCATCTCTTCTGAAATCAGCGAAAACATCGAAGATATCGAAATTGATTTAAACAAAGGGGATAATCCTAAAAACCTACTGGATTTAGCAAGACAACACATTTTTCAGATAATTTCTATCTCTGAGGTAATAAAAGATAGGATAAATGACAATGATTTTGTCGAACTGCAGAATCTGATTTATGAATATAATGAGATGCAAAAAACTAATAAATAGAAGGCAAATGAAACGGTTACTATTACTCACATACGCGATGATCAGTCTTATGCTGTTCTGTTCTGATTGTACCGGTTCCAGCACTCCGGAAGGCGCGCTACTCTATTATGTGCTTACAGGGATTAACCTAGTATATGTAGGAAATAAACTAATCATGAATCCATTCATTTGGAAAATCGATAATAAAGTAATATAAATATGGCAACGAAAGAGAATAACACAGATAAAGAAACCATCGTTATTAGTCGTGATGTGTGGAATATAATTGTAAGTCAATCGGTAATGCTGGAAAGACGGGATAAACGAATCAGTAAAATGATAGACGAACTAAAATGCGAAAAAGTGAATAGCATTCAGGAGACAAAGAGTAAACCTCTATGCAAGGTTGTACTATTTGTACCAAAGAATTTGAAGCGATAAAGCAGATCGCACTAATGGAGTACGTTTTCTGTACTCCATTAGTGCTCAAAAAATATAAACATTTAAAATAAAAATGTCATGGTAACAATACGGTAAGATTACGGTAAGGGTAAATCAAAAATCAAATTATAAACAATTCAAATAATAAACATTATGGAAACGAATTTAGTAAGAGTAAGTAAGGATTATAGTAGGTCAGACGAAACAGGAGAATATGGTCTTTATATTATCCAAGTGGATAACGAGGCCATCTATGGGATAAAAGAGGATCAGATGCAGTTTATCTATCAAAAGATAGAGAAATTTATAGGACTTCATAGCAGAGAAGATACATTTGAAAACGCCGGACCGGTGACCAAAACAGGAAGAGAACGATTAATCCGAATGATCAATTCGGCTGACAGCATAGTACAATCCTTTCTTCCTTATTGGATCGACTACGCAAGCTATCAGATTGAAGAGTATGGTGTAGATATGGATGCTAAAAGCCTGTTATCCTCCCTTGATGTACTTGGGTGCAGATACGGTCGACGACTTATTGATGCGATAGAAGAAATGAATATATCAGCACTCTCACATATCAAAAAGACGGTCGTTGAAGCCGCTGATAAAGAGCAAAAAAGGAAGATATAAATCAATAACTAAAAATTAAAGCAATGAAAACAAGTACTACTATCGACATTAAGCAAATTGTTCGGAATATGTTAATAAAACAAGAACGATATGAAGATGTAATTAAATTCGATCGGTCAGAGAAGGCACGGGAGCGCTTCGCTGTGGAGTTGGGGATTATTAAAAAATCTCCAGATAATCCTAAAGCCGATAAACCTAAGGGAATGAAGTCTATTGAAAAAGAAATTAATGACGTAGACATTATAGCTGCACTTTCTTTAGTTGAGTCATCATTTGTTACACTTGTCATGAAATTCGTATATGATACCCAGGGGGGTGAGAAAGGTGAAGAAAGAAAGATTCTAAATGAACAATGTGCTACTTTTCGGGAATACTTTAAGAAATTGAAGGAGTATATCATGAAAAATAAATAAAAAGAATGAAAAGACCTAATGTATTTGAGAATAGCTGGGAAACATCTATATTTGATCGTTTCCTGGCCTCCGTTAATGACACATCGGACGAACGCGGTTGA